GAATCTGGTCTACCATTTGCAGGCACAACCATGGACTCTTTTATTTTATTCTTTCTTTTTTCTGGCATTATTTTTTTGTTTCAAATAAATTTATTAGACCCCCGTCTTTATATCCAAGATAAGGACTTTGTCCTCCTGGCGCCAATACATTAGGCATCATTTCTAGTTTTCCATCATCACCTGCCATGCCTCTATAAAAATCCATAATACCTTCTAAAAACTCAGGACCGTCTCCTCTAGGCGGAACGGTTTTAGTTACACCTTCAGGATCAAGAACCTCTACCATATCTTGAATAGTTTCATTACCAAAACCAGTGGCTGCATTCATGCCCATGCTAAAAGTTAGGCCCTTACCAAACAAACCACCTGGCATAAAAGCTGCTCCAATTAGTGAATTAAATGCATCGCTTCCCATCTCTGATAAATTATCAGAATAAGATATTTGTTGCTTTTCTTCAGGAACACTATCTTCCGTCTCTTCTTGCGATTGTAAAGCTAACTGATTAAGTCTTTCAACTTCATTAGCGTAGGCTGTTTGTGCGTCCTGTCTATTTTGTAGTCCTTTTAAAGAAGCTAACAATGTCACGATACCCAAGGGTGCTAAGAAATCTGATTCCCTCATGGCCTAAATCCAAAACTATTTGTCGTAGGATCAAACTGAAATGAGCCTCCATAATTAGGAGTGAACGTCATTGTTTCAATCGGTGTCTCTTCTATAGGTGGTATTTCTTCAGGTAGTGTATTGATAAGACCTGACGAATCAATAGGTGGTCTGTTGCCTCCCTGATTGTTGTCTATGTCTGGAGCTGGACCAAAAAGAGATCCTAAACCAAAGTCAATACTTTTAGGATCTTTAATAGCATCCATTGTGTTATTAAAATCAGTTTTCATTGCATCCATCATCACGCCACCAAAATTATTTGACGGATCGTCGTCACCGTATGTGCCTCCTATTTGACCGCCTATAAAACCACCAAGAGGTCCGAACAAACCATATCCAATCGCTGTTCCCAAAAGACCTGCTAATGACATTTTTTGACTAAAGTAATCTTTTACTGCGTCTTTAAAACTTTTTTTATCTTTGTTGGCGGTGTTATTTGGATCGTTATTAAAACCACTTTCAGAAACATTGCCTAAGTTGTCACTTGGACCAATTCCTGGAGCAGTTGAAGCACCCCCATAATCAACATTACCGCTTGGCCCAACTGGTGATGAGCCAATTGAAACTCCTTGAGCTGCCGCTTCAGCTCTTCCTGCTCTTCCTGCATTCGGTCCTGCCTCTGATGCACTAGCTGCAGCACCACTCATTCCTGTTCCTGGATCGTTAAAGTTTGGAATACCCTCTGGACCAGGGTTAGGTGGATTACTACCATGTAAATCTAGTGCGGAAAGTAAGTCCGCTTCGTCAGGTGTTATGTAAGCAAGTTGTACTTTGTGATCACCTGCCCCATAAAATCTTGGTACGGGCTTGTTTAATAAATTTTCTGTAATTCCAAAAGTTCTTTGCTCTTGTTTGTTCATCATTGACCCTCAATGACGGTTGCTTTCATTTGTTTGATACCATCTTTGGCTAGTGAAACGCTTGCTCTAAGTTTGGCATGCTCATCATTTTGTTCTAGCTTGTCTTCTGCTATTTCTTTGTTCTGCATCATACGCATCATGTCCATGTTTGCTTTGTTCATGCCCTCTTCTTCTTTTCTTTGCTCTTCTCTAGCCTTTAAATCAATTTCTCTGTCTTTTAGTTTCAACAATGGATCATTTTCTATTTGGTTTAGCACCTCTCGCTCTGCTTTTGCGTAGTCTTCTGTAAATTCTGCAATCAAAACAGCTCTTCTAGACTCCATAAGTGTGTTTAATGACTCTAGATCACGCTGCATAGCCATCATTTGCGGACTTTGTTGTGCTTGTGGGCCCATTTGTTGCATCATTAACGCCATTTGCGCCTGCATTTGCTTTGTTTTTGCAATTTCTTCTGCAAATTCCATCTCAACTTGCTCTGATGACATCAAATTTATGTGCTCCATGCAATTTTGTTGTAAAAGTCCAAGTGCTTTTGGGTTATTTCGCACCATTGTCGTGCCCATAAACTGTAAATGCGCTCTCATGTGCGCTTGATGGTCTTGTTTTGGAAATGCTTGTATTTTTTTACCGTTCAGTGCCAAAATATTTTCACTCGCAGGGTCCAAAGGCTGCGGTTGTGGTGGTGGCGGTAGCAGACGATCAATATCTTTTACACCCAAGGCCTCGTACATGTGTCTGTATGCTTCGTATAGGTTGTGCATGCCAGGGTTTGACATCGCCATTTGTAGTTCTGTCTGCGCAACTGTAATTCTTTGAGTCTGTGAAAAGATGTTTGGGTCTGCGACTGGTATAATATCAACTCTTTGATCAAAGTCTGCTGCAAAAATTTGTCTTTGTCCTCCGACAATATCGTACGGATAAACTTTTGGTAGATAGACTGCAAAATTATCAGCTAGTAACATAAACTCACACTTCATTGCTGCGTATAATCTTTTGTGTATTGCAGACATAACCCGCGATCCGCGTTCCAATAACGCCATAGTCGTGCCCACTGCTGCGCTTTGATTGCCATCACCAACCTGCATGTCCGCGATTGACGCAAAACGTTGCCCTGCTTGTACGACCACGCCCATCAATTGAAGGAGCGTGCCACTTGGTTCTTTGAAAGGCAACGTCATAAACGCATCTTTTAAATTTCCACCAGGTGCATCAACATCACGGAACTCGCCCGGCTGCAACGGTTGAGCTTCGTCACGAACTCTGATGCCTCGTTGTTTAAATCCGGCTGGCAAATTAGACAAGGTGCCGGCGTCAAGAAGCTGTCTTAATGCTGCAGTTGCAGTTCTAGACAGACCGCCGATCATGTGGATTAAGCCAAAGCCGTAAAAACCAAGACCTGGTAAAAATTTAAAGTGAACAAAGTATTCTTTTTTCTTTTTCATCGGGTCCATCGGACCGTAGTTTCTTCTGATAGCTAAAACTTTTCCTGAGTCTTCATGAATAGTAACAATGTATGGAAGTCTAATTCCTGTCTCTTCGCCAGTTTCAGTTCTATCTTCAAATCCCTCTATGTCTAATTCACAATGACACTCTAAAAGAGTGTGGACATCATTACCGTTTGATTTTTCTACACCAGTAATCTCTTCTTTTTTGTCCTCAATGTCGTTGCCTTCGTAACCTGCTTGACCAAGATCAACGTCAGCATAAAAACCAGAAACCTGTTGTTTACGTAAATCGTTTTCTGACATCTTAATGACGTGAATAATTGTATCTGTATCTTCAAGAGATGTTGCATTGTATGACACCAACAAATCTTCAGCAGGCACAAACTTAGAAACCGTACGACCTAAAACAGAATCAAAATAAACTTTTTTAAATGTTGATCCTGCAAGAGGTAAGTTGAATAACATTTGATCAAACTCTGGTTCGTATTCTTTCATGTTAACCATGAGCTGATAATTCATAAACTCTTTGACTCTTTGTGACTGCTGCTCTCTTGCTTGATCTACCATACCAACAATCTGAGTTCTTACAGGTCCACCTGCTGGCAATAGTTCTTTGTAAGCTAGTGCTTGAAACTGTGTAACAGCTTCAGCTAAAACTGGATGTGTTGCACCTGATGCACCTTGAAATGGTTCTGATCTGTTTTCGTATTTGAAACCTAATAGGTCTAAACCTTTTGTGTAAGAGTCCGACCAATCTTTTCTTGAAGATACAAAGTCATCGTGATTTTCTTTTAGTTCATCGTGAATGCTATTTAAAACATCTTCATCTAAAAACTCTGCTAAGTTTGCTTCGTGATTTTGTGATCCCTCTGGTGCTGCAGCTGATGGATCTAAATCTACCTCTGCTCCACCGTCTTCTGTCATTTGAATATCCATTTGCATATCTGCAAGTTCTTCAGCTGGTGTCTGAACTTCTACAGTTGGATCAATTACGATCGTTTCTTTTGATAGATCTTGTACTTTGTCTATTGCCATTAATAGTACGTCCTTTGTTGTGATGGTAATTCTTCATCCTCGTAATCATCTGGATGATCTATAAAACCACCTTGTCTAAATCTCATTACTGCTTGAGTCATGCTATCCACTAAGTCATCGTGTTCGCCTAGTGGGAATGCAGCGCATTCCTCAATCACTTCTTCAGCAAACTTTGTATCTGGTGCCCAGATCTGCCCCGCTTCGAATAACGGTGCTACAGAGTTCACTCTAGTATGTTTATCATTTCCACGGCTAGGTGTAAAGTTAATAACTGGTATACCTAATTTACGCATTTCATAGGTTAATGGTAGACCTGATGCCTTGCCCTCAATAATCACAGACTCGGGTTTCCAATAATCATACTGCTCTTTTGCGACACGTCTAAGCTCTGGAAACTCAAATCTATCTTTTACAGAATCAACCAGGATAAGCCCCGGTCCACTGTCCTCGTCTGGTTGAAACACGCCCCAGGTTGTAATGGCGCTGTAGTCAGCTGTTTCTTTTTTCATGAATGCCGTATCGTACGATTGTATAACATGCATCAATGGTGGTAGTTCTTCTTTGTCCCAAACTCGCCACCAGTCTCTTTTGATAATCGACCCTTCTTCTGCTGTCGGATTTTGTTGATATTGTGCGTTCCATTTGGTAATAGCTACAGATGCTTTTACCGCCTCTAATTCTTCAAGTTTCCAATATCCTGGCCAAACTGGTTTTCCCGAAGGTAGTATTGCCGGAAACTCAATTACCTCCCACTGGTCTGCCTTTGGTTCTTTTTGCGCTTTCTGTAATTTACCTGTTAAGTCAGCTACATTCCATCTTGTCATAACAACAATGATACGACCGCCTGGCTGAAGCCTTTGCCGCGGTCCGCTGGTATACCATTCATAAACTCTGTCATACGAAGCCATGTTCAGCGCATCTTGCTCCGAGTGTGGATCGTCAATGATAAGTAGATCCGCACCACGACCTGTTATCGATCCGCCGACACCGGCTGCATAATATTCGCCGCCTTGATCTGTCTCCCACTTACCTGCAGCTTTTGAGTCTTCTCGTAATCTTGTGTTAAATATTTTTTGATAATCTTCCGTGTCGATTAGTGACTTG